CCTACGACTAGCGATGATAAAATTATAAATTTTGTATTAAAAATACTTAATCTTTTATCTGGCAACATAGGTAAAAACCGTAATAAAGACGATCAGTAATGGGCTGGCTGTCGGCATTAGGTGGCATAGCCAAACTAGCAAGCAAGCTGTTTGGCTTTATGCTTATGCGTAAAGCAGTACAAGCAGACGTAATGAAGGATCAATTAGATGACATACATCTTAAGAATGAAGTTACTAAAAAGATTAATGCTACTAGCGTTGCTAATAAACGTAAGCGGCTGTCTAAGTATGTCAAGCGGAAGTAAAGGTTACTGCTTAATAGCATCGCCTATTAATCCTACGGAAGCAGACATAGAAGTTATCTCTGATGATTTAGTTGATGACTTGTTAGTACACAATGAAATTTATGATCGGCTATGCGAATGACTTATGAATATAAATGTGAACTCATTAGAGTAGTGGATGGAGATACTATAGATGTTAGCGTTGATTTGGGCTTTAAAGTGTGGTTGCGAAAAGAAAGAGTGCGCTTGTTGGGAATCAATACCCCAGAAAGCAGAACGCGCAACCTTGAGGAGAAAGCGCTTGGTCTTGCGAGTAAAGAACGTCTTAAAGAGTTGCTTCCCAAAAAGTTTATTATAAAAACATCCAAAGATGGCAAAGGTAAATTTGGTCGCATACTTGCTGTGCCTATAGTTGATGGCGAAGATATATGCGAAAAAATGGTTTTAGAAGGACACGCCCGCCCCTACTTTGGTGGATCTAAAGAACCCTGGGTATAAGGAGAAAAAATGTTTGAATGGTTGAATGGTTGGTTTACTAAAACACCAACAGTAAATGAGTTAAACAAAATGTCTAAACTTGAACTCGAAGCTAAAGGTAGAGAGATAGGCATTGAACTAGACCGAAGGCTAAAGAAACATAAGTTGGTAAAACAACTGCACAAAAAACTAGGCCATCCTAATGCGTGAAGAACTAGCTGACATGCTGACAGCAGATGAAGGTCTGCGCTTAAAAGTTTATGATGACCACAATGGTGAGCCTATTAAGAAGGGTTCTACTGTAGAAGGTTATCCAACTGTAGGCATTGGCAGAGAGTTGCAAAACTTTGGGCTGTCTAATGACGAAGCCCGGTACTTGTTAATGAATGACATACAACGCGTATTAAAAGAAGCGGAAGCATTTGAATGGTGGAATCATTTAAACGAAGCTAGAAAGATATGTGTTGCTAATATGTTATTTAATCTTGGGCTAACACGTTTTAATAAGTTTAAGAAATTTCAAGCAGCATTAAATACGAAATCATGGAGTATTGCTGCAGACGAAATGATGGATAGCCGATGGGCTAAACAAGTAAAAACCAGAGCGTTAAGATTAGAAAAGATTATGCGAACTGGACAACTTCTTTAATATTTTATTGGACAATTTTTATAGGCAATCGGTTTTTTGCTAGTAATTTACTGGACAAAATCTGGACAGTAGATACGGCAATGTGTGGACATAATTGGGAACACATGTTACTCTGTAAGCAAGGCATATTCTGACTTTTGAGGATTTGCAAGGGTTACAGAGCAAGGTATTAATCGGCTGTTAACCGATCGGTCGTAAGTTCGAATCTTACCCGCGGAGCCATTTAATCCCTTGATATTACTAGATTTTTTATTTTTGCTGATTTTGAAAAAGTAATTTACTAGACAAAATCTGGACAATAAAAAATTATAAAAAATCTACTGGACAAAAGGTCAATCGGTTTTTTTGATTCGACCCCTTGTAATTGACATTAAAAGTCATTATATTAATAGTATAAATGATTTTTATAATCAATAACAGAAGGGTCAAAATAATGTTAAATATAATACATGATAAAAAGAATAAACTTTATATAGTAGATGCAAGAAAAATAAAAGCAGGTCGCAAAGCATATAAAGATAAAAAAGTTGCTCAACTTGAAGCAAAGAAATTATGGGAGCAACATTTAGAACAAAACTATGTACCTCTTAATCATAGAGTAACTGGTCAAGAAGCATTAAACCAATGGATAGAAGAACAGACTACTAGAGAAGCTATTGGTGAATCAGAAAGAAAACATAAATTAGCATCGGCTGCATTGTTGTTAGAAACACAAATTGCAGGTACTAAATTTGCAGATTGGGATTTAGGCGAACTAATTTACCCACCTTTAAGAACCCCCAAAACAATTACTAGAGACATTTTTAATGGGCCTATGTCTATTAATAGGCATGCAGGTGGCAAGACAAGTGTTAAGACTAGGCAAAATTATTTACAGCATTTTAAACAAATGTTTAAATATTTTGTTGAGTGCGCTTATATTAAAAGCAATCCATTAGAAACAGCAAAGATAGAAAAGCCACAAGATTATAATGAGGACATGAAGGCTACACGTCTTAATCCAGAAATTATACATAGTGTACGTTCTAATATAGATGACGATTTTAAATTAGTATATTACACAGCAATAGCTACAGGTATGCGTCAAGGCGAACAAAGAGCATTGACTTGGAATGATGTTGATTTTGATGCAGGAACAATAAAAATATCTAAAGCTGTTAAGATTGCACAACATGGTGAAGAAATTGGCGTGCCAAAAACTAAGGGTTCTTTTCGTGAAATACCTATGAGCGAAGATTTATCTAAAGCCTTAAAGGAAGAAAAATTAAAACGTGGCATGCCAAAAGAAAATTGTTATGTATTTAGTAATAGAAACAATATGCCAATATCAGGCAAAACATTTCGTACTAAATTAAAAAATGCTATTAAAAAAAGTAGTGTCGATGCTTTTACTTGGCATGACCTTAGACACTTTTTTGCTTCTATATTGTTTGATAAATTTGAAGGTGATTATTATATTGTTAGCCAACTATTAGGCCATGAATCAGTAGAATTTACTAAAAAACAATATGTGCATTGGTTTAAAGATGAAGATAGAAACAACCGTGTAAGAGAAAGCATGGCGCAAGCTGGTATCTAAACACAAAGGGCGCCTACTCTGGCGCCCTCTCTAATGCCTTGCTAAGAAAATGCTCGGCTAATCTTATAAGTTCCTCCCTACTTATCTCCCTCCTATAATAACTATCATCTATCATTACGCTTAATTCAGTTGCTGTTGTCCAGATCAATAGCTTGGTGAAACTTAGTGATTTCTCCTGCTGGAACATATATGTCTCCTTTATCTCCAACTCTTATAACTTTAATATGCCCGGCATTAATTAACCTGCGTAGTCGGCTTCTAGTTGTATCGTTATATTCTTCATTCCATAACGCCTTGATTGCTTGCTTACTGTCTAATAAAGCGCTACTCAGGGAACCCGCCATATGTTTTCTCCTCTGTTGGTTGTGGTTGCTCATCTCTAGGTTTGTTTAAAAAGAGATTAAACGTAGCCACTTTAACCTTGTCATACCCTTCACCAGTACGCCTGGATAGATGTACGTTTATGTTCTTTCTTTCTTTCTCTATATAATCTATTAGCTTTTGGCGTAGTTCTTGATCATCTATGTTCAACCAAGCTGCCGCTTCGATATGGCAATCCATAGTCATATTGCCAAGCATCCTTACTTTACTGTTACTAAATTCTGGTCTCATGGGTTCATCCTTTCATGTTTATCACTCCAAAGTTCTGCAAGTTCTGCATGCTTTGTAATGTTTTCTTTTTCTAAATCTTTTAAATACTCTTTGTTTTTTTCAAACCAGGACATCGTATCTCCTGATGATGAAAACTTTTCTATGTCTGCTTTAGCAATAGCAATCCAAGCATCCCAATTAGCACTAGGATGAAATTCTGCTGCAGAACCATTGCTTGTCTGAGTTTGTGGAAATGGCTCTGGTATAGGATCGTCTGGCATAGGCTTTGGTGTTTCCTGGTTTTGAATTTCTGTCTTACGAACAACAGCATCCATTTCATTAGCACTAGCATACTCACCACCATGCAAACCTAACGAAGCCAAGGCTCGGCCTACAGCACTTGTCTCTGCATTTTCTAAAGCGCTTGTCTGATTGACTAAACCTTTGCCTCGGATTTCTTCAGCCATACCACTAGCAATAACACGACCATCTGGATCAGCTATCTTTGCCTGCACCCGGACATACTTATCATTAGCTTCTAGTAGTGTTGTGTCTATACCTAACGCAATAGCGTAGTGCCTTCGCAGTATAGTAATGCGGTGTTTAACCTCTAGGTACATCTTGTTACCCTTCTGTCTCACACCAGCCGTAGCCGTCATGCTATCCGCTTCAGCCATTATATCTTTGTGTGGTTTAATTGTTTGTTCCATTATTCTTCCTTTGTAAATACAGCTATTGGTCTCATGTGCGCTCGCTTGCTACGTTCATAACCTACGACACGCCACTTGCCTTCTTTGCCTTTAAACACAGCGCCTAATGCTCTAGGATCTATGCTTGGTGGTGGCGGACAAATCTTTCTTATATCGTTAATAGTTATTTCTTTCTTACCACCATAATACAACTGGTCTGCTGCAAAACGTGCTTGCTCTAAATAGGCCGCTCGAACTTCCTCTAAGCGCTCCATAACTAAGTCTAATTGTTGTTGTCCATTGCTCATAATAAACTCATTGCTATTATTATTAGATACCAACACCCTGCTAACACAACTGCTGGCACTAATATGTTAAAAAATATACTCTTGTTTTTTTTAGTAAAATCACATACAAATGAGTGAACGTGTCTATTGGCATGTGTCATGTGAGCGGCTACTGATCTTATAAAAAGTTTTGACCCTTTTGAATTTTTAGTAGCCGTTCTTTTTGGAACTGCTTGCATAATTATCTCCATAGTTTTTTAGCTTCGCTTAAGACTTCAGGATTGATGTCTTTCCAAGCGAACATATGATCCCATTGCGGATCACATAGTCGTAGTAGTTCTTGTGTGTTGCTTGCAGCTTTAAGCAAACGCTCTCTCCGGGAGCATGCTTCCATCAAAGAATCTAAAGCAACACGAAGTTCATCCTCTGACGGTTTAAAAACGGTATAGGTATTTCTATTGGCGTACACTATTGTGGGTAGCTGACCAGACAAATGCCAGTAGCCTGCAATCTGTGTAAGATGACTAAAGCGTGGTTCTTTAGGTATACTGTTAGCTTTAGGGCTATCGCTGTAAGCCATTTGATCCCACATAGTCTTAAGTTCTATTCTTTGATGGTAGTCTGGTCTGCCATTGTATTGCAGTTCATTACCAGGCAAGGCTTTAAAAAGGTTTATCTCTCCTTCTAACTGGTTAATACCTTCAGATGCTTCTTGTAATCCTTCCAACGCATGCTTGCATACCAACTCTAATTCACAGAAATCCCCTTCTGCATCTTTTCTATACGTTGGTTCGCCTTTATATGTCTTTAAAGAGTACTTAGGTTCTGTCCTATGTTTTATTATAGCATTTTCTTTCTCAGTATCATGCCATTCTAAAGGTTCAAACTGTTGCAGCTTGGCTACAGCATTACGGTAAGCATCTCCTGGGCTAATTTCATTTAATAAAATATCATCGCAGTATTCTTGCACCACGACACCAGACGTCATGTTTGGGTTTTCATTCTTGTACTTATTTATAATGTTATTCGCTTCTTGTATATCGCCTTGTATTTCTTTCTTAACAATTTTCCATGCTTTATTAACCTGCGGTCTTACCCAACATTTATTAAAAAATGTAATGCTGTCAGGCATTGACGGATTGCTATGGTGAAAATAGTTATGGCGCTCTGCGTAATCTGGATATTCTATAAAACTCATGTTTTTCCCCATCAATAATAATGAGGAAAAGTTTATTAAAATTGATAAATGTTGTCAAGTTTTATATAAAAAGTGGGTAAAGTTGATTATAATTGTCGTTAAATATCATGGTTACTAGGATCAGCTAAATAATTAACCTCGGATTTATTTCTATTATAAAAACGAGTAAGCATTGG